AAATAGTTGAGACTCAACCGCGCCGGCGCGGTGAAATTGAGGGTGGCGCGGTACCGCGCCAGCAAAACGGTGGCGCGGTAGCCCTTGAAAGTGGCGCGGTTGGCGCGGTCAAGGGGGACAAGGGATCGCAGACTGGCGCGGTTGACACACCAAGCGGCGCACCTGTCAGCGAGTCCAAGTGGCGCGGTGCGCCCGACGTAGTCGGCGCAGTGCGGCAGGACCACCAAGAAGAGCACGAACAAGACCCCGACGATGACCCCAATCCCGACCTACCTGATCTGATCTAGGAGCCACCATGACCCGAACCTCATCACCCGAACTGAAACGCCAGCACCTCGAGATCATCGCCCGACTCTCAGCGATGCAGATCCACCTCGGCGACTGTCTCGCCAACCTGCGAGACGCTCAGCCTGGCTACCCAACAGCGACAGGCGGCGGGGGAGCGCCACGACTTGACGCTGCCGGCAATCCACCAGGACTCGATCGCTACCTCGATCAGCCTGACCCAGCAGCTCGCGAACTAGAGCTGCTGGTCAAGACCACACGCCAAATGCTGAACCAAGCAACAGTGCTGCACGACATCGTCACCCGATGGGGAGCGCCAAGCGACTCGATCCACGAAGGCGGCGTCAAGCCACGACGCACCGCAAGCGGCGGTGACTGTGTGGTCTGTGCCACCTTCTGCTCAGGAGCGCACAACGATCGCTTGCGCGCTGGTCTGTGCAATCCATGCCGCGTGCACTGGCAACGATGGAACGCGACAAATAACGGCGACCGCGGCGAGTGGATGCTTGAACGACGGCGCGCGCTGCTCAGCGTTGACGACGCAGACGTTGCGTGATGGGCACATGGGCACACGCACAACGCCAAGGCAGGCACGGTTTAGTTTGCACTGCACACACAAACTCGTGTACCCTGTGCGTCAACTAGGCGTCGACCGCACAAGCGGCGGCGCCGTTTGCATTATCAAAGCCTGCAAATGAAAAGGCCCTGCCTCAACTGTGGGGTGCCTACCACTGCGACTACCAGGTGCCAGCGCTGCGCATCATTGCGACCGAACAGCACAGCACGAGGGTATGGCTCAGCGCATCGCAAAGCTCGAGAGCTGTTAGCCCTCACCCTTCCAAGGCCGTGTGCCTATGGGTGCGGGGTGGTGCTCACCCTGTCGTCCCCGTGGGTTGCAGCTCATGTCGAAGATGGAAACCCAAGTGCAGGGTGGCAGGCCTCCTGCCGGTCGTGCAACGAACTTGCAAAGCAAAAGTTCACGACCTAGCCCCTGCTCCTCGTGCCCTGCCTGGCGCCCGAGTTGATCTTGAAATCTTTCAACATTGACGAGATCTGAGAGACTCAGGCGCGCATACAGGCCGGCATGGCCCCGCACCTCGTTTTTCTGGCAGACGCCCGAGGTCTGGAGACCCGGTGTAAGCTTTCTTGCACACCCGCGAAACTCACGAGCCGATGAGGACTTTCCCAGGTCGAGCGTGCTGGGCGCCCAGAGTGCCCGATGACGCGCTTGTCATCAGCTCGGCTAGCAGGCCAGCAGACGCCAACGTCGACGGAGTTCTTCTTTCGGCTTTGATATTTTCCCAGCGTGCGACGCTGTAGCCGTTACGCTATGCTTCGTCCGTGCGCCGCTGCCGACATTGCCCCAACTCTTTGCCACCTCTTGCTCGAGCTGACGCTCACTTCTGCTCGGGCCGTTGTCGCATCGCAGCTCATCGCTTGCGAGGCATCCTCCCCGCCGAGATGACTGCGCTTGATCGTTGGATCAGGTACTCACCGGCAAAGGTTCCGCTGACCATCAGAGGCACAGCGGCCAGTTCCACAAACCCTCGCACCTGGTCAACTCACGAAGACGCCAAAGCAAGCGACGCTGGCGCCGGTCTTGGCTTCGTACTTAACGGCGACGGCATCATCTGCATCGACATCGACCATTGCCTTGAGTACGGCCGACCCGCACCGTGGGCCGCATCATTCCTCGCCACAGTTCCCGACACCTACGTCGAAACCTCACCAAGCGGCGACGGTCTCCACGTTTGGGGTGTCGCCGATCTTGGCTTCACTGGCCGACGCATCAAGATCGCCGGCGGCGACCTCGAGGTTTACGGAAATCTTCGCTACCTCACCGTCACTGGCAACGCCATCACCTCGGCACGCCATCTCGGCGACCTCACGAAAGCGGTCGCTGCTCTCGGCTGAAAGGCCCACAAGTGGCACGCACCGGAAGACCACCTACGCCAACTGAACGCAAACGCGCTCTAGGCAATCCCGGCAAACGAGCTCTCCCGGATAACACAGTCGGCAACCTTGCTGCGGTTCCAGCAGTCAGTTCCGAACCTGCCGACCTTGACCCAGCGGCCGCTCTTGAGTCTGTGATCTTTGCCGGTCGTGTTTGGCTAGCAGCTACAGACTCCACAGCGCTGTCGCTGTTGCGTGAATCGCTCGAAGAACGCGCCGTCGTGCGCGATCTTGTGATGGCAACGCAATCAACCGACGCGCGCAAGGCGCTGCGAGATCTTGACAAACAGATCATCGGGCAGCTGTCGCTGCTCGGCTTCGATCCTGCCGCCCGTTCACGTCTCGGGCTGGCCGAGGTAAAGGCGGCCTCAACGTTGGAGAAACTTCGCCAATCTCGTGGCTAGCGTTAAGGGCTGGCCGCCTCGCTGGTCAACGCTTAACCCAAACCAACGCACACGCACTCGTGGCGATCAGGCTGTTGAGTTCATCAACGCCTACTGCCGCATCACAAAGTCATCAGTCGGAGGCAGTGCAGGCGATCTGATCGTCCTGCGCCCTTGGCAGATCAAGCTCATTGCTGCGCTGCTCGCTGAAGATGCGACGCCTGCGCACATGCTCAAGCACCGTGCCGCTCTTATCGGCATGCCCCGCAAGTCAGGCAAGTCAGCCCTCGGCGCCGGTCTAGCGCTCTGGTCTCTGTTCTGTGGTGACGATGGCGGCGAGGTTTACTCCTGCGCCGGCACTCGAGACCAGGCACGCATCGTGTTCGCCACTGCAAAGCGCATGGTCGAGCTTGACGGCGAGCTCTCCTCAATGGCCAAGGTCTACCGAGACGCCATTGAAATCCCCTCTACCGGCAGCGTCTACCGAGTGTTGAGCCGAGAGGCCAACGCATCAGAAGGACTCAGCCCCACGTTCTGCGTCTTCGATGAAGTGCACGTCCAACCTGACGACGAATTGTGGAACGTCATGCAGCTCGGCGCTGGCGCTCGACGCGAGCCGATGCTGCTCGGCATTACTACCGCTGGCAGCCGAACCGACAACCACGGCCAAGACTCGCTCTGTTACCGCCTCTACCAGCACGGCAAACGTGTCGTTTCTGGTGAGGTTGATGACCCGTCGTTCTTCTTCTCCTGGTGGGAACCAAAGGCCGGCGCTGAAGCCGACCACAGAAGCCCCAAAGTTTGGGCCGAATCAAACCCCGGCTACGGAGATCTCACCTCTGTCGAAGACTTCAAATCAACACTCATGCGAACACCCGAAGCGGAGTTCCGCACAAAGCGCACCAACGTCTGGGTAGTTGGCTCATCTGCCGCACTGCCTCACGGCTCCTGGGCAAAGTTGACTGACACCGATCGCATCGTCGACTCATCGTGCGACGTGATCCTCATGGCTGACGGCTCTTGGTCTGGTGACTCAACCGGCATCATCGGCTGCACCGTCGAGGAACGCCCGCACATGTTCGTCCTTGACGTGTGGGAAAAACCCGAAGACTCAAACGACTGGCGTGTGCCGGTCGCCGATGTCGAAGACGCCTTGCGTGTCGCAGCTCGCGATCTGCCATGCGTCGAAGTCGGAATGGACCCGTACCGCTGGCAACGATCCATGCAAGTCCTAGAAGACGACGGCTTGCCAATGCTCGAGTACCCGATGGGCAGCGTTGAGCGAATGGTTAAAGCGTGGAAAGCGTTCTACGACGCAGTGCTTGACGGCACCTTCACCCACGACGGCGACCCACGACTCGCGCGCCATGTCGAAGCGATGGTCTTAAAAATCGACGCTAGGGGAGCCCGCCCCACCAAAGAACACAAAGCCAGCACGCGCCACATCGACCTTGGCGTCTGTGCAGTCGCTGGCCTAGAGCGTGCCACCTGGCACGCAAACCACTCACCGACTGCGCCAGCACGGCCGCAGATCCTCGACCCTTGGAGCCTTTCCGATGCGTGAACGTCTCACCACCATCGCCGAGGCCATCGGCGCTGTGCTCATCGTGGCCGGCGTCGCAAGCGTTTCGGTGCCCGCTGGCCTCATCGTTGCGGGCGTTGCCCTCATCACTCTTTCGTGGGCGGCTAACCGATGAGCCTTCTATTTGAGCGACGCGCTATGCCTCTGCCTTTGCAGCCTGCAGGCTTCACAGTCGGCAACAACTGGACCGGCGAAACCGTCACCGAAGACACAGCCCTTGAGGTCGCCGCCGTTCTTGCGTGCGTGTCGCTCCTGGCTGACTCAGTTGCATCGCTTCCTTTGCGCGCAATCAAGCAGGTCGGCGACCGCAACGAACCGCTGGCCGTTCCTTCGTGGATTCAAACACCGGCGCCGACGGTCACTTCATACGAGCTGATTCACATGCTGGTGAGTTCTCTTGCCTTGCACGGCAACGCCTACGCAGTCCTTGACTACGCCGGCGGCATCCTCAAGTCGATCACACCGCTGCATCCCGCTCACGTTGTCGTTACGATCGTCGGATCAAATCGCGCTTACAACGTGATGGGCGTCGACGTTCCCGCTGAGAACATGATGCACCTGCGCTGGTTCACTTCCCCGCAGCAGGCAAAGGGCATCTCGCCGATCCACACCCAGCGCACAACCATCGGTCTGTCGCTGGCAATGGATCGCCACCTCGCTCAGTTTTACGGCGAAGGCGCAACGCCTAGCTCAGTGCTTGAGACCGATACCGAGATGACTGTCGAAGCTGCCAAGGTTCTCCAAGCGACTTGGGAATCTCAGCACCGCCGTCGCCGTCGTCCAGCCGTTCTTGCTGGTGGCCTGAAGTGGCGCCCGGTCTCAGCCTCAGCTGCAGACATGGAACTGAACGCCACACGCGACGCACAAATCCAAGAGATCGCGCGCATCTTCCGAGTTCCCGCCCACATGGTCGGCAGCTCAGGACCATCGCAGACCTATCAGAACATTGAACAGGCCGGCGTTCAGTTCGTCACCTACACGCTGCTGCCCTGGTTGCGTCGCATTGAAGACGCCCTCAGCAACCTCATGCCCTCGCCGCAGGTTGTCCGCTTTGATACCTCAGCGTTCCTGCGTGCCGACACAATCAACCGCTATCGCGCGCATCAGCTTGGCATCACTAGCGGATTCATCACACCAAACGAAGCGCGCAACACCGAAGGCCTTGAGCCTTACTTCCCAGGCGGCGACAAGTTCGTGATGGCTCTGCCAGGCGCACCAATGGCCGGCCCCGGCATCGACCCGCCGCCTGTCGGCGTCGACGCTGACCCGCCCGAGTAGCCCCCTCTCAGGAGATCCCATGATCGAAGAAACACGCGACGGCGAGGGCATCTACCCACTCAGCCCTCGGCAAATCGCCATGTATGCAGCCGATGAGAAGATCGTCGACCTGTTTGGAAAATACGACCAGGGCTCAGGCCCCGACGGCGCCCACTACATGCGTGAGAACCCGTTCGCCGAAGAGGGCGTCCAATGCTCGAGCTGTTCGTTCTTTGAAGGTGGCAACGCCTGCGAGATCGTCGACGGCGAGATCCTCCCAACCGCCATCTGTAAACGCTGGGTCATCGCTGGCGACCTTGTCGCCATGCCCGCAGACCCCGCTGAAATCTCCGAGGACGACATGGTCGAAGAACCCGCAACAGACACGGCACCCGTTCGCTACACCGCCGTAGAGATCGAGAACCGCCGCATCGGCGGTCGCGATGTCGAGTTCCGCACCGTTGAGGTCGACGGCCTACAGCTGCGAGCTGTGGAAGCCGACACCGAAATGCCCATGCGCTTCGGCGGTTACGCCGCAGTGTTTAACTCACCATCAGAGCCGCTGCCCTTCACTGAGACCATTGCCCCTGGCGCTTTCCGTCGCTCGCTCAACTCGGGCAGCGAAAAGCTCATGCTGATGAATCACAACACCGACAAGGTGTTGGCATCAAGCAAGTCAGGAACCCTGACGCTTAGCGAAGATGAGCGTGGCCTGTACGTCGAAGCCGAACTGCCAAACACAACCTACGGACGCGACCTCTCAGTGCTGATGCAGCGCGGCGATGTCCACTCCATGTCGTTTGGTTTCTCGGTGCCTTCTGGTGGAGACGCTTGGTCAGAAGATCGCAGCTCGCGCGAACTGCGCGAAGTCATCCTGCACGAAGTCTCAGTTGTCGCCTTTCCCGCCTATCCCGCAACAACTGGCGCACAGGTACGCACCGCAGAAGAACTCACCGCCGAGCCCGCAGACGAGCCGAGTCCTGGTCGCTCTGTCGCACTTGCTCAGCGATACCTCGCACTCAACGCCAAGCGCTGAGACGAACCGCAGCCCGGAGCCTCGCTCGGAGCGTCACCGACGCCACCACCGACGGCCACCACCTGTATCGAAAACCCAACCCCCTCAATCTTTAGGAGATCCGCATGAGTGAAGAACTCATCAACAATCTCTCGGAGCAGCGCGCAGTTGCGTGGGAAGCCGCCAAAGGCCTCCTCGATCATGCCGCAACCGAGAACCGTGACCTGTCCGGCGAAGAAGCCGAACAGTTTGACCGCATCAACGCCGACCTTGACGCCCTTGATGGCCGTCGTGCGAAGGTCATCGAATCCATCCAGCGTGACCGCGACATCGCGGAAAGCCGCAGCCGTCTCGGGCTTCCCCTCGATCTCGGTGGCGAACGTGCCGCAGTCGTCCCTTCCGACGACGATTCAATCCGTGCCCTCATCAACGGTGAGCGTCGCTCGGTCAACTTTGAGAAGCGCGCAGTCATCAAGTCGGGATCGGGTGGCGCAGTTGCTACCGGCGTTTACGATCAGATCGTTTCGCACCTCGTCCAGACCAACGTTGTCCGCAACGTTGCGACTGTCCTGACCACGTCGAACGGCGAGACACTCAACGTCCCGACCTCAACCGCTAACTCGACGGCAGCGATTGTCGGCGAAGGTTCGCAGGCTTCAGCTTCGGACCCGACGCTCGCAACTCGCGCGCTCGGTGCCTACAAGTACGTCGTGCTTGTGCAGCTCAGCAACGAGCTTGCAGCTGATGCATCGGTCGACGTTGCTGGATTCC